GTCGCCGCTTTTAAATTAGACGGTCTGTTATCTGCTCTATTTCTGTTGCGATGATCCAGTTCATTTTTAACTGGTTTCCCCGTAGTCATTTCTTTTACAATGCGATGGACGTACACCGCCTTACCGTCTATGCGAACAGTTTTATAACCGTCACCGTGGTTAGTTCCTGCTTCAGATCCCGCAGCTTTTCTGCCTCGTGATTCTTTCCAGAAAAGTTTACCACCTTTTTGAGTAAACAAAGTTTTCCATTTTTTCATAATTTTCTCCAAGTGAGAGAGCCACCCCCGAAGGGGTGACTTTAAAACTTATCTATACTTCATATTGTTTTCTTTGTTGTTACGATTAACTCCTGCTGCAATCTGAGGCAGCATTTGAGTGACTTCTTTACGAGTTTGACGAGAAATGTCTCCTGTAATACTCAGGTTTATTACTTGACTTCCTGTTGACGAGCTGCTAGAATTCATCTGACGAACTTGTTGAGTTGTCATAACACGTTCTCCAGGAGTTAACATTGTAGGAACACTATCTCTTCCTCGAACAGACCCAGCTATGTTGGGAACTAAACCCCCTTGAGATAACCCTAAAAAGCCCAATCCACCTGTTAGCCAGCTTAAACCAGTATCAAACATACTACCTAAGTCAAACCCACCAAAAGAACTTGACAAAGAACTCTGAATACTTTTTCCAAGTTCATTTCCTACACCGTCTCCTGAACTAAGCAGACCTTCGAACAAACCATCAAACATACTGTCCATACCTGTAGCTTCAAACATAGAGTCTACAAAGCTACCGACTATAGTGTTTAGAATAGTTTCAGAGATAACATCAAGAGTACCCATGATGAAATCACCCATAGACTGAGAGCCTCGGATTACTTCACCAAAACCTTCTTTCATACTAGTGGCAACGCTATTACTTAAATCTTGAGACTTTTTACCAATAAAATCAATTTGTTTTCCAAGTTGAGTATATCTCTCGTAATCAGCATTACTAAAGTTTTCGGAATCATTTGCTAGTTTAGCTTCTAATTCTGATCTTTCTCTTAACTTGTTTTGATAGTCATCAAGACGCTTGCCATCACGACCGCCAATTCTCATTACGTTATCGATACTTCCATCCCCGCCTAAACGAGTAATATTAGCCATCTGTCCTGCAACGCCTCTTGACTGCACAGCGTTTGCTATTCCTTTCTCAATTTCTGAAATTGCTTTAAGAGCATTTGTTCTGGCAGTTTCATCACTAAGAGGAAGTAAAGCAAACTCTTTCTTAAGCTTGGTTAAGCGAATAAACTTATCTCCTAAAGAAAATAGTACTCTAGAAGACATACTACCTACTTCTGAAAGAGTAGTTTGATAACCACTGGAGTTAAGACCTTCAACAATTTTGTCTAAGAAAGTAGTTCCACCTAAGTTAAAACCTTCAATAAACTTCGCTAAATCTTCTTCAAGAATTTTAGCGGCTCTTCTATTTGCTGCTCTTGCTTCTCCGGTGTTACCTATGTTTATTATCTTACCACCTTCTTTTTTCTGTGGTTTATCTACCATTTCTCTTAATTGAAAGTTTAAAACAGATAGTTGTGAAGACATAGCTTTAATTTTATTTAAAGGACCATCTTTTAAAGCAAATACTTTATTTATGTCTGCTCCTGAGCTAGTAAGAGCAAGAGCGTCTTGAACAAGCCCTATCTCGTCTGAAGTTATCCTTGTATACAAGTTGTTAAGAAGTACTGAGCTATTAATTTTTTCTTGAAGCCTTTGTCGCTCAACTAATTTTTCATTAATTTCAATAGTAGTATTTAACTCAGGAACACCACCTTGACTAGTGGCAGGGTTTTTGATTTGAAGGTTTTTAATTTCATCATCAAGCTTATTAACCTGATCAATATCTTTCCTTAAGCTAGCTGTTAAAGAGTTTATAGGTTTAGCGTTAAGACCTGATATAGCGGCGTCCATTTCATCAACAAAGTTTGTAGCTATTGGACCTGTATTAAAGTCTGATGGATTAAAGTCAAGCTGTGGTGCTCCAATATCAGAAAGACTTGAATTCATTCCAACAAGATCACCCCGTGTAAGTGGGATAAGAGTACCTGTTACAAATTCAATAGACGAAGTCATAGTTTTAAGCTCAACACCTAGCTCTGAAAGTGCTTGTGCAATATTTCTAAGAGTGTCAGGATCAATCCCATTTTCTATGTTTTTATTTAACGCTTCTAAGTCTTCGAGGATGTCCTCAGCAGGATCAGTAAAATCTATTTTGTCAAGATTTAACTTGTTAAGGCTGTGACTCATTAGATCAAGATCATTTAAGAGTCTTTCTAGTCCTTTAGCATTGTTAGAACCTAACGCTTCAAATCCTAAATTTCCAGGCTCTAAATCTCTGGCTATTAACCTTGCAATAACTTTGTCAGTTGATTCTATTTTACGAGTAATTCCAGCTGCTTGTTGACTAATTCTTGTTGCTGTTTCTAACTCTTGTTGACTACTGTTAGTTGTAAGTTGACCTTGCAAATATTGAGTAACTTGTTGTCCAAAATCAAAGACTCCTGCAGGGTCTTTAAAGTAATCCATTATAGCTTCTCGTACCTGAGTAGAAAAAGTTCCTGAAAGTTGAGCATCAGATAAAGTTCTTTTTAAATTCTCAGGGATTTTATGACCCACTTCAGCAAGAATAGTTCGAGAAAGCTGAATTATGTCAGCAGCAGGAATATCCATACCACTACTCATTTGTCGTTCAATGTTTTTTAATAAAGTTGCGCGAGAAGGCGTTAGTGTGCCATCGGCCCTTGTTTGAACTGGTCCAAAGGTACCTTCTTGATCTCCAACTCCAGCACCAGCTAAACTAGGGAAGCGATTTGCTAGATAAGTTGTAACAGAATTCCCTGCATTTACTCCTTCTTTTTCTAAAGTAAAAGCAGTAGCTTTAAGAAGTTGTTTAAAAGCATTACTGTTAAGATTCTGAGTATTATTAGTGCCACCTTGGCCTCCGCCTGTATCGTAAATAGCTTCTTCAACTGAAAGAATGTTCTTTTCTATTTTCTTACGAGTTTTCTCACTAACAGTACCAAACCTTCTAAGCTCTTCGTCTGCTATTTTTCTGTTTTTATCAAGTGTTTTAATAGAGTCGCGAATTTCTCTTTCTTCGCCAGCCGAGGCTCCTGATAAATCTGCTACGTCTAAATCTTTTCGAAGACTAAGATTAAATTCTTTACCTGTTAAAGACTTGTCAATATCTTTTAAAGTACCACTAACGTCAACTCGAAGTTCCCTTGCACTAGTTGATACTAGACCAAAGAAATCTTTAATCTTAAACAATACGTTGTCAAAGAACTTTTCTATGTTCTCTCCAAAGATTGCGTCTATGATAGAGTAGCTTGCAATTCCTGCAATAATAACTCCTATTCCTACAATAATAGCAGTTGGAATTAGTGCAAAGAAACTCGCAATAGAAGCTAGTACCGCGCCGCCAGCAATAAGAATCGCCTTTCCAATAGCTACAAAAGCACCTCTTACAGCTACACGACCTAAAAACCCTACAATTTTTGAAAACCCGACTTTTAGAACATCAAGAATTTGAAAAGGAAAAGCTGTTAAAGCAAGAATAGTTGCATCCATAGCAGCTGCTGCCCAAGGAAATGCTCCACCATCTTCATAAAAACTGTTTTCTCCTTCAGCATTAGCCTGTCCTGCAAAGACTGTAGCAAGCCCTGCAAGAAGAATAGCAATACGGCCAATACGACCTCTAGCAAAAGTTGAAAACCTAGCAAGAGACATAGAAGCAAAGGCAGAGGCTCTTCCCCACGCCAGAGCAAAGGTCATGCTTGCACCTATGTTAAACGTAGTAAGAGCGCTAATCCAACCCATCGAGGACAGAGACCAGCCTGCAATAGCAAGTCTAGCAGTTGTTAAGTACCCCATAATAGCAGTAGTTGCTGTACCCCATACTGCTGTAAAGCTAGCAGCAAATCCTGCGTTAACAGTAGATAACCCTGCAAAGCTAGAAGTGTAGGTAGCGACATACATGTAAAGTCCAGCAAAGGCACTTCTAAAGTTAGTTATACCCTGAAGTATTGCACCTTGTACGCCAAGTTGTTGTATTCTACTTCGTATTGCTTGAAAGCCTTCTGGTCCAAAGAACATTAAACCAGCCATGCCACCAGCAATAATAGTTTCTCCAATAGAGCCTGATCCAGTAAACTGCCTATACATTGCATCAGCAGCAAAAAGTCCTGCACCAAAACGAGCAAGAGTGCGTCTTCCACCGTTTTCACCAAGAATAACTGAGTCTAAGAAACTCATACCTTGACCACTGCCTCTTGAACCAGTAACGGCAGATAGCCTCTGAGTCTGTAGAGTACCAAAGAGACCACCTATGAACCCTCTAAACCTACCACTAAAGGCTGACATAGTAACACCACCTAAAAGAAGCCCTGTTAAAATACCCCCTCCAGGAAGGAAGTTAAGAGCGCCTAAGAGTAGTCCAGGGATGCCTCCAATAGTGTCTACGACACCTTGAGCAAAACCTGATAGAATCTGTCCAAAGGCTCTAATAATCCGAGGAATGTTTGAAATAAGAAAGTTAGCAAACTGTCCAGCAGCCTGTCCAAGTCCTTGTCCAAGATCAGTAAAGAATCCTGATTTTATCAAAGAAGTACCCAAACCTGAGCTTATAGCAGCACCAACGGCTCCTGCAAGACCAACTCTTAAAAGTAAACCTAGACTAACAAAAGAAGCTGGTGCAAAGGCAAGCGCAAGCCCTGCGGCAATAGCAGTAGCAAAGGCTATTGACATAGCAGGAGAAAAAGACCTGAGAGATTCAAAAAGGAGTGCTCCTGCTTCTCCTAACGGCTTAAGGATGTTAACAATAACACTACCAAGACCCTTTTTAAAAGCATTTGCAGGATCATCAAAAATATCGCCAATACCTGAAAAGTCAACCCCTAAAGCTGTAAAGTTAAAAGCACTTGCAAGTTTTTTACTAAGGGGAGTTACTCCGTCAAATATTCTTTTGTAAGCAGCAAGAACTTTGTTACCAAATTTTTCTATTTTATCTCCTGCAGAACCTAACCATTTACCTGCTAAAGAGTCTGTTTCTTTCATGGTGTCTGTCCACCAAGAATTCCCAATAACCTTGTCGTATAACCAAGCAAACTTTCTTTCAATCTTAATTAGAATGTCTTCTATAATTAGTTGAGCACGAAACATGTAGTATCTGGCATAAAACTCAATTTTAAAGAAGGTAGGTTGAAGTTTCCTTAATGTTTTAGAACCAATATTGCCAAGAGAATTATCGATTGCTTCCCCTAAACGTACAAAACTTTGGCTTGTAAGTAAGAGTACTCTATTAAGACCTACTAAAAACTCAGAAGCTAAAAAGTTATCTTTAACTTTCTTCATTACTTCTTGTGTAATAGCAAGAGCTTTGTTTAGTCTTTCAAAAGACTCGTAGCGGAATCTAAATAATCTTTGCTCAACTAGTCCTAGACTCATACCAACTTCAGTAAGAGAGTTTTTAGTCCTTCTTAAAGTACGCTCAACTCTATTACCTACATTATACCAGCGTCTACCATAGCTATCTATTACATTACCAATAGTATCAAGATTTTTTCCAAACTCGGTTAGGCTGTTTGATGTAAAAAGATCTCTAATTTGACCTTGAAACCCTACTCCAAAAATATTTCTAAAGAAAGAAGGTATTTCTAATCCTAAAGTTCTATACTTTTGCCTAACAGTATTAATTGCCATTGTTGTTTCCAGAACAAAGACATCACCAATAGTTCTAAGAGGAGTAATAATAGTAGGAAGAGCATCGACAAATCTACCAATGATAGCTCCAACAATATTAGTAATTCCTGTAGCGGTAGCAATTACACCAGAAAAGGCACTAGAAAAACTTCTAAGAGAGCCAACAACGCTAGAAACTATTCGTGTTCTGTTTGCTTCTACGTAATCAGAAATACGATTGATTCTGTTAACGTAGGATCCAGTTAAATTTAGTTGTTTACTTATTTCGGCTACTGTTCGCCCTATTTGATCTCGCATAACTACCATAGCTTGCTGAGACGTTTGCTCCATTGACATAAATTCTTCGTCAAGTTTTCCTGCTTGAGTCAATAAAGCTTCAAAGGCAATCTCAGAAGTAATTTTTCCTTCGGCAGCAACTTTCCTTAAAGCGCCAAGAGGAAGTTCCATAGAGTCTGCAATAGCTTGTGCTAGTCGCGGCGCTTGCTCTAGAACTGAGTTAAGTTCTTCCCCACGAAGGGTGCCGGAAGCAATACCTTGTCCAAACTGTGTTAAAGCTGCTCTAGCTGATTCTGTGCTTGCGCCAGAAATAGCAATAGCTTTATTAATAGAAGTAACAGCTTTTAAAATATCTGCTGAAGAGCGTCCTGTTCCTTTAAGTGCCAAACCAAACCTGTTGAAAGTATTTGCGGCTAAATCTACAGGAGCGCGAGTTCTTTTTGAGATTGAATACAACGCATCCATTGTATCATTTAATTTTTGTGTACGTCCAGTAACTAACGCAACTCTGTTTTCTAAATTAGTCAGAGAGTCAGTTACTCTGTTAATCCCTTTAGAGGCTGCAGCGGCAGAAAATGCTGCACCAATACCCGCTGCTAAACCAACAAAAGCCTTATTTAAGGTACTAACCGACTTTTCAATATTTCCAACTGACCTTTGGAGTTTTCCTAAGTCTTGTCTTGCTTGGGTACTGTTTGAACTTACTTTTATTTCTACACCACGATTCATGGTTTACTCCTTTAATAAAATTGCCCCTGACGATCCTTATATAAAAAGGGCCATCAAGGGCAATAAGTCAGTTTGGGGTTAGGATTCCTATTCGGGTTAGCACTTGTTCAATAAAGAACTTAGGTGCCTGTTTACTGTGTCCATTGTTTAAAGGGACAATATGGTCTACAGGGTTAACAATAGTACCCCCGACAGTTCCATCCATTTCAGGAATAACTTTAGAAGTCCATCCTGCTCTTGCTTCTCCCGTATCAACTGGAGTAACTACCTTTAGAGTCTCAGTAGCATATTCTATTTTAGATCTAATGTCTTCGTTAGCGATTTCTTTAACTTCTCTCTTAACTCGCTCCATTTCAGCATCAAAGTCTATTATTTTTAATGTTACTTTACTCATTTTTAACCTCTAAGTTTGAGAAGTCCCAGCCAGAGTCGTCGCCATGTTTTGCTGCTTTCATTTTTGATAAGAAAGCACCTTTAGGGATTGCTTTATCGTCTGTGGCTTCTGGTTTTGAAAATTCAGTTATTGCTCTAAGGCTTGAAAATAATTTTTCTGGTTTTTCTTTTACACCTTGAGCCGACAACAACATATAAGTTCTGTGGTCTTCTTGCCAACCGTGAGGTCTTCGTTTGTAGAAAGTAATCCACTTAAGAAGTTCATCGTAGGGCATTTCTTGCTGCAGCTTATAGACAGGCATGTGCAGCAAGGATGCTATTTCGAATATAGTTTCTTCAGTGGGAGTTAGTTTCCCGAAGCTTCCTGATCACCTAAGCCAGAATACTTCATAATTTCTTCAGAGAGAGTTGACAAATCATTTAAAGGAAAAGTGTCAAAGTCTGCATCTGTCATTTCAGCCGCATCAGTAACCGCCATTCGCAAAATGTCGCGAAGAAGCTTTAGCTGAGAGTCATCAGTGTCTTTAGACTTGGCTTGCTTTTTTACCAACTCTTGAACAACTAAGACGTCCTTGACTGAAAGTTTCCGAATTGTTACTTCGGATTCCATAAAAGGAATTTTTTTTGATTGTACAGTACCTACTAGATTTTTCATAATTATTTCCTAACTTAGTCTAATTTATTTGTATCGATGAACAAAGAACTATTTTCTTCTTGAAAGTCATCCATCATTTTACGTACAGTATGAAGAACAGAAAGAGTTTCCATAATTTCTTGTCCTGTCGTAGAGTTATTGTCAAAGTCTTGGAACCTTTCAAAACTCTTACGAATACTAATATCTACACTACGCCGCATATGGCGAAAAGTAGTTCTCATAACAAAACTCTTACTAAATGGTTTATCCATATCTTACTCACTTTTTATCTGGGATAAGTCAGAGGAGACCCCGAAGGATCCCCTCATCATTAGCGATCTCTATTTAGCTAGCTGCAACTGTGGCAGGACCAATAAAGTCGGACTGTGTAGACAAAGTAACAGTAGCAGTAGTTGCATCTGTTAGGCTTGGATTAACCAAGATTGCTTCGACTTTACCGTTAAAGTAAAACTCAGTGTTAGCTTTAGCAATAGTAGTGCCAGCACCTTCGTTTGGAGTACAAGCTGTGTCAGTCATCATAAAGCGAACTGTAACTGGTTTACCTATGAGCAAGTGAAGATCACCTGCATCGGTTGCGTTATAGTTAATCGTAATTTCAAGGCTTGGCGCGTCAGCCTGACCTTGAACCTGAGAAGAGGTCTTTTGACCATAAACAGGAACGTTAACAATGTTTGCAGGTGTACCTACAGAAGGAAACTCTCGTACAGAAGGCATACGAAAATGCTTAGGGACGCCAGTTGTGTCTCCATCAGCATTATCCGCAGTTCCAGGAGTTGAGCCTACAAACAAAGCAGCGTACTCAGCTGCAGTGTCAGTAGCAGCTACAGGAGCAATTGTGAAAAGGTCAAGGTAAGTAAAAATACCTGTGCGAAGGTCGGAAATATGAGCCATTTATTTATTCTCCATAAGATTGAAATGGTATTGTGTATTGAGCGCTATACAGCGCTTTGTTAGCTGTGTCTAAACCCCCAATGGTAAGAAAGGAAGTTCCAAGCAACGGGCCGTAAGTAATTACGTTACTAACAGTAAAAGTAGTGCTTTTGTTTTGTAACAACACATCTAAAATGTCGCTTATTTGCATTACACGTTTTTGGCCTTCTCCAGCCTCAACATATATACTAAGTATAACTGTCCCACTAAGGTTCTTAACTCCTCCGTAATAAGTACCAGAGTTTGAAGGTAAAATGTTTATTCTTAAAAACTCATTATGTTTAGCAATAGTGCCTTCGTAATTATCGGGGTATAAGTTGATTCCTTGAGACGTCCAATAAGATTGAGTAAACATATACTCTATTGCTTTTCGAGCATTTTCGTAAGTCATTTAAGCCTCCCTAGTTAGAGTGGCGTCAATTGTAAAACCGTTATCTTGAGAGTCAGTAATACTGTAGACGTCAGTTCCTATAGTAAGAGTATCGTAACTATCTATTCCAGAAGTAGACTTGATTATACTTTGATAGGTTGATCTACCATTCATTAAAGCCTTAGATACAATAATTACTTGTACAGTTTTTTTAGTAGTGGTGCTATCAACTGCACCAGTAGCAAAGTTATAAGAAGTTGCAGATTTATTAGATAGAGTTGCTGTAGAAGCTAGTTCCCCTGCAGAATCAAATGCCTTATCTACTGCGGCTACAATTTTAGCCTTAGATACACCCATTAGTTAGACCTCCACCAACTTGAGCCTACACCAGAGGCGTAAGCTTTGTTAAGCAAGGGTCTAATCTTTTTTAAAACCAATCCAGGTTTTACTGGTATATTTGCAGAAGAATTAGAATCTGATAAAGAAATTGATCCAATAGAAATAGACTCAAAAGTCTGTCCTTGTCCTTGGAGCACATCCTCATTATCTACTAAGTGAAGAGCTTGTTCATAAACTGCTTCTTTTACTTGAAGAGGTACAACGGTCTTACCAATAGTAATTGTTGCGCCCATTCTAGTATCGTTGTAAATAGCGTTATTACGGGGCCAAGCTAGTGCTTGAGAGGAACTAACAGCCGCACCGATCCAAGCATGATCATCCACTAACAGAGTTGCTGTTACGAGTGCAGACTCTCTGAGTTCAGTACTAGCAGCTGTCCAGTTGGCACTGTCAATACGGGTTTCAAAGTAAGCATCCGCTTCCGTTTCTGTTACGTAGCTGTTTGTGTTTACGGTTAAGGGCATTAGTTCCTCCTTTCAATAACTTAAGAGTGGAAAATGGGCAGAATGTCCAAGTTCAACGCAGCGGCCTTACGGGTGTAAGACGCAGCAGC